CTGTTCATTGATGGGCAGGCCGCATATTTCTTCCCAGTACCGTAGTCCCCAGGTAGCAGTAGGTACGAAAAACTGGGCTTCAACGTCGGTTAGAGCTGTATCTAGGTCATCAAGCTCAATCCCCTTTGCTTCTAGATGGGCCTGAAACACTCGACTGGCTTCGTAATATTTAGGTGTGTTTACCAACATCTTCTTGCCGTGGGTAGACGTTATCATGTCAGGGTCACCGTCCCTTTGACCGCTTTAGCATTTTCGACCACGGTCACGTTGCCGTTTCCACCATTCACCAGGAGGCTTAAGTAATCAGCCACTCCTAAAGTATCAAAGATGGCATTACCTATAGCTGTATATCTTACATCCTCACCGATTTTCAGCTCCTTGACTAGAGCTTCAATAGCTGTCTCCACATCAGCCCGGACTGTAGCCGGGTCATATCCTTCGACGTATGTCAGGGTTGCACTCACATCTATAATGATCATAATTGGCGCTGTAACCGTCACATTGGCGCCTATTGGCGCCCTGCCTTCTCCCGCACCTGGCTCAGGAGAAATATATTCCTGTACTTGTTGGATTATATTTTCTCCTGCAGGCGCGCCAGTGCTGTCAACTATGATCACTTTTACGGTTCCTGGGCCATTCCAAAGAGGTAAACAAACAGCATCGCCAACTCCATCTACTTCTTTAGCCCAACGGATATAATCATTTTTATTTCCGGTATCTGGTGGTCGCTGGACTTGTTCAATGTAGCGAGCAATTAGGGCATTGTCGCTTTCTTCTGGCGCGCCACCACTGGTGGCCTCAGGGTTAGTCACCGCTGTCACGCCAGTAATTGGAGCCATTAGCTGGTTAATTGCTCCCGCTGGCACGTTTCCTACGGCACCAGATTCAACCGCCTTGACATCTACCAATACCGTTCCTATTGTTCCGCCAGCCTCAATGGTGGCCTGTGCGGTTGAAACAAACTCTATGGCCATCGTATCCGTAGCTAGATCAGCAGTAGTTGAAAACACAGTGTTCGCCGGAATGATCGTGGCCGGGGTACCTATGACCTGTACCTGACCCGTTGCCCTGACTGCCGATTTACGCGTTACCCCCCGGTCAGCGGCCCGGGCGTCAACATATGCCCCGTAGCTGTATTGGATGAAGGCGCGCTTAAGGATTTCCCGGGCATCCATCTTCATTTGGACAACCTCAGCCGCCACCGGCGCCAGGGCATCCCAGATGTAACTGCCTTCGCTCTTGTCTATGTCATCAGGGATCTTGGACAGCATCCGCTGCAGAATTTTGTCCTCAGTTTCTTCGATCAGAAATTCGGGTAATGCCATCTAACCGATCACCACCTTTGAGCTGATCTCGGCCGTCTCCCCACGTGCCATGGTTACCTCACAGATAAAACTGACCGTATCGCTTTCCCAAGTAAAGCTGAAATTGTCCACTGCAGCCGTGCGCGGGTCCACCATCAGGGTTTCGGTCACCATTCGTTTAATTTCGCTTTCGATTGCTTCACTGGTCAGCCCTCGACCGATCAGGTCTTTGAACTCGGAGCCATAGTTGCGGCTGTAAATCGGGTACCAGTATCGGGGCGTTAAGAGCGCCTTCTGACACCACTCAATGTAGGCGTCCAGTTCATTTGCCGTGGCCACCTTCCCGATGGGGTTTAGAACAAAATCCCCCGTATCAAAATCGAACCGCCAGCTGCGCCCGAACTTGACCTGGCTGGCGCTAGTCTCTGAAGTCTCGGGTGTGACCGTCACTTCCTCCGTCGGGTAGAGATTAGGCACTTATCCCACCACCTTTGCAATCACTACGGCATCCTGGCCGCCGTTAACCGGTACTGCTAACACCCTATCGCCAGGCTGTATACCATCTTTCAAGTTCAGATGGACTTTAATTGTAGTGGTAGGGTCACCAGCAGACCTAAAATCAAAGCGGGTTAAAACTGAATATGAAGTCACTTCAGTAATATCGCTCCCATTACTCTCCACCGGAGCAGCCATTTGAATTACCCTGGAGGCTTGGGGAATTTCAAGCTGTATTTCCCAATCGGCGACCAAATAATCCTTAATTTCATGCTTGAAACTATCCAATTTCAGCCCAGATGTCGTGATCATCCCTAGTTCACATGGTACTCCAGTTACTGCCCGGTTGGCGTGGCTGGCCATCCGCATGTCCAGCAGTGAAGCAAGTTGCCTATACGGATCTTCCATACCCATATACCTCCCTGCGGATTATTTCCGGCCAAGTCAACTCCAGTGTCATACGTCCCGGACTTCCAAATTCATGCCGCACTGACTTCACCAATGGCTTAGAGCCATTTAACCATACCTTATCCCCCGCCCTTATGGTGTTAATATCTATTCCCGTGACCGTGAATGTCTCATGCATCCCGGTAAGCATTTTTTGACCAGCCGTCTGCGCCTGACCTGGAGTGGTGATCTTACTATCACTTAACACACGCTGAAGCGTCCCATATTTACTAGTCTCCCTTTTTACCATGGCTAATACCGGAGACCGCTGGTCTTCTGAAGCGTTTCCAAGCACTTTAACTTGAGTAACAGTCCCTTCCAATGTACAAAGTTGGGTAAGGTCTTCAATATTTTGATCTGATTCCAGCATCCAAACCGGGTTATTGCTACCCAACTTGACTAATTCCAAGCCGCCCCCTGGAGCAAATCGTGGTCGGTACATATCCCCGCCTTTTATAACTGTCTCTTTAAGATCATTTTGCATCATTAACCATAATGACTGTGCACGGTAAACTGCTTTCGCCAGAGAGACGCCAGTATCAGGTAGCGTAGCCAATGGTATACCCCAGTCTGTTGCGTATTGCTTTAGTCTTTGTGTAGCCGTGTAGCCGGCTGGGAAAAGATATTCATCCTCAGACTTGGCTGGATAAATTATTTTGTCATACACTATTGCCGTCAGGTGCTTCTGCCCTCTATTTCCACTCTTACATTCCCAAACCACACCAGGGTGAAGCAAATAAACCATGCTAGAACCGTCGAAAGGAATACCGCTCACACGACATTCCTGGCCGGGGGCAATACCGGGAAAGTCCGGCGGGATTACCATTTCGATTGTGGCTCTGATAGCAATTTCGTCCAGACTTTCCTCGATGGTGATGCTCTCAATAATTTCCCGGAGGAAGTATTTATTGACTAGCACTACTTCGTATTTTCGTAGGCCGGGGTTAATCATACTGGCATCACCAACTTTTGTCCAGGGAGGATTAATTTGGGATCATTACCAATCATGCTCTTGTTTAGATCATAAATTAACTTCCATTTATCCCCGCTAGCCAATTCTTTTTTAGCTATTTTCCACAAGCTATCTCCAGGCTTGACCACATAGACCTTCGGAACCGGCTTTAAGTCCGGTCGGGATCGTTGCTGCGCTACGGCGAGCGATGCCGCCGGTGCGGCCGCCTCCGCCGCCGTCCTGACTTTAACTTCCCGCCAGTTCCGCAGGGTAAGGTCGTAGTAAACGTCCCCTGGTTCCCCGCCCCGAAAATAGCTGGTGTGCGCCGCAACCAAAACCAGAACGTTGACCGCTATTTTGGTGATGAGCAGCCTGACCGGTTCTTTACTCATCATCCAGACCGTGAGCTGGTTCATTGCTTCTTGCGGATCGGGAATATCCACATACACGCAATATGATTGATCGTAGTCTCGGGGGAAAAAAGATGAGAAGCTGATTTCCTTTAGTTTCTCGCCATGTGGAAAATCAACTTCCCCAATATTTATTATATTTATTGTCTCAAATTGCTTCTCCCGCCGGATCGTCACCTCCTGCGGATTTACCGGGAGGTGAAGCTGAAGCTGCGGTCCGGCAGGGTCAATAAGGTAGAAGTCCATCTTGCTCATTTCCTTCTTATCTCCGTCTATTTATTTTCCATATTTCCTTAAGTCGTCTCCAATTTGCAACTATTCCCTTATCTTTATCAAGCACACTTTTCCAGCACGCAATGTTGATAATAATTATTAATGCAAAAATGATAGGCGGCCAAAGAATCGGCAACACAAACCCTATTAAAACTAATAAAATAGCCCAGAGTAGATAAGCCAACAAAATCATCCCCCCATTTATTTTAGTATATAAAGGATTTATAAAGGATTCAACACC